GATGTCCGCGTAATGTGAATAAGTATTTGGAACTTGTTCATCATTCCACACACCAAAATACTCTGTAAAGGGTGATATATATCTTGAATCAAGTAACACTCTTGTAACGTTTCTTTTATTTATAAAATATTTATAAATAAAATTTGCTAACTCTTTTGAGATAGCTCCTTTTAAAACACTATATTTATTTTTTTCAAACGACATTTAACACTCCTTTTGGTATTGCTTGGCAGTTCCAATGTATAAATCTAAATGGTTCATATCCCATATCTACAATATATTGATGTGGCATATATGATGGAAAAAACATTATTCTACCTGGTTTTACTTGATAGTTAATTTGTGATGTTGCATAAGTTATTTTTGTTTTATCTTTTTCAGGTAAAAGATTCATTAAATTACCAGGTCTTGGATCTTCAAATAATGGCATTGATGTTTTTTCACTAGCTTTTAAAAAATAAAAACCAGACATGTGACCGTTCCAATGTGTATGTAA